AAAATCGCGGTTTTTTGGCGGTTTTCTGCGGTTTTTGACCCGATATCGGGGGATCCTAGCCGATTTATCACGGCCAGCGCGTCCGGGGCAATTACCGCGGATCACGGCCAGCCGGTCACCGGATCGCGGTTGCCGGTTGCCGGATCACGGCCAGCGGTTTGTTGGCCGGTATGTTTGGGGCATGGGGCGCGGGGCATGGCCCGCCCGCATTAACTCTTTTAACCGGCCAACGTCGACCAGCTAGCGGCCATTAAAAACCCCCCGCCGGTTATGTACCAGCGGGGGCGGTTGTTGGGGTTGTTGGGGCTTTATCAGGCCATGTATGAAAACACGACAATAAACCCGATCAGGATATACACGATAAACGAACCGATCAGGATATCACGACAAGCCCTAATTAGCAGGCCAGACATTATTCAATGTCCATTGTTAAAGTTGCACCGGCTAAAACTTCTTTTATTGCGGCTTTCAAATCGTCGGACCGGCTTTCATCGTCTAGCCCCTCCGGCATACGCTCATCAATCATATCGTCGATATCACTCCGATAATTGTATATATCGAAATCGTTCATTGCATTCTCGACAGCGTCACCCGCCGCACTTTCAATCAACGCCGTTGCCTTGTCCCCGATCAATGCCATGATCGCGTCGCCCAACTGGTCTAGCTGCTCGGCTTTCAAATCGTCGGAACGATTAACGATAATCAACTCTTCTTTCACCCTGACAAGCTCGGCTTGCAATGCTTCGATTTCGGCATCTTGCGGCTGGACTAGATCGGCTAAGTTCATTACGTCGGGTGCGTTTTGGTTTTCCATTGTTTTAGTCTCCCGTAGTTAAAAGGCCAGCCGTTGCGGTGGCCGTCCCCGATAATATGGGGCAAATCGCATATAATGTCAAACCCCATAAAAAAGCCCCGCTTTTTAGGGCGGGGCAATGGGGCAATGCGGGGCGGGTTATTCTTTCCCGATATCGCCAGCAATATGATGGCGCAAAACCGAACGGGGCGGCAATGTTTTTGCAAAAGCCCGCAACCGTTGCGCGTCGGTCAACCCGTCGTCGTCGGCATTGCTGGTGGCGTTCCAATGCAAGGCGACGTTGCCGCCGTCGGCATAACAACCGCCAGCCGCATCCGGATCACCGGCTTTTTTCTTTCCGACGCCATGCGCGGTAAACAATACGAAAAAATCACGATCCAAACGGGCGCAAAGCGGGGCTTTATCCCCGCCGCAATTAACGCAACCGACGCCCGCCAAATATTCAGCGGGGCAACGCACGCCCCGAACGCCGTTAATGTTTACGTTTTTCGCATTCCCGTTCTTTTTCCAAAAATCAACGGGAACGACGGCCACCGCCGGAATGTTAGTACCAACACAAGAAACAGCCGCGCTTAAATTTGGCGCGCTATAATTAACAACGGTTTTTTGCGGGTGTAATTTATGCGCCCAATATAGCGGGCTGAAATGGGAATATGTAAAGCCGTGCCCGCTGCGCGGCTTGCTATCAAGAACGGCGTCGAGATATTCGGCATCAACCGCCGACGGGGCGCAACCGCGCCCGCTAGCGTTTAATTCGCATTTGGCGGGGCAAGTGTCATATTTGTTAGCCTTGCCCGCCCGATATGTCACGGCGCAACCGGCGGTCTTTGTTGAGCGGCATAGTTTGACAGTTTTCAACATTGCTCTAAATCCCGTTAAAATTTCTAATGGTTCTTATTATCCCATCTTGTCCCATATGTAAAGCCCCAACAAAAAACCCCGCTGTTTAGAGCGGGGCTTGTTGGTTTTTGTGTTGGCCGGTTATGCGGCAATGGCGGCAACCCGTTGCCAGTCGGCGGGTTTCATATTGAGCAATTGCCCGCCCCGTTGCTGCCATAAATCGACGTCGTCGGTGTCGGCTTTATGCGATACGGCTGTCACCGCGTTAATGAGGGTTGCCCGTGATAATGGGCGGCCTTGTTCATAACCGGCTTGGCCGATTGTATCCAGCAACCCGTCAAGAACGCTGGACGTTTCTTTTTTGGTTAATTGCATAACTTTACCAAGCCCGCCAACGACGGCGGTTTTGTCGATTGCGAAACCGTCGATCGTATCAGCGGCGGCTTGTTTCATTTGTTCAATAACCTGATCGAATGCATCGCGGCTTGAATAGACGCCGACAAGATCGCGGATTTTCAATTCAAGCGCATGGTTATCGGCATCTTTGGCCTGATCAGATAACAAGCCCCAGTCGTCGGTATCACGGGCGCTTGTGATATGGCTTGACCGTGTCTTGTTTTGAGTTTGCATTCCATTAAGACAAGCTAACGTCCAAGCAATCTGATAAACAGAAACAGAACCCGCGCCAACTTCCGAATTTTGTAAGCCAATGCCATTTGCCATTAGATCATTTAACGCGGCACCCGTGCCAGTCTGGACAAGAGATTTTAAGCGCAAATAAAGCCGCTTGTCGGTGACGTCGGCATTTACAACCTGAAACGCGGCGGGGTTGTCCATCAATTGCGGCAATGCGGCTTCAAGCAAATTGACGTTGTCGAACGTCTTAAACTTGTCCGAAACAAAAGCCCGCACCATCCCATTCGGATTTGCAGCATCGTTCCACTGCGAGCGTGGCGGCTGGTTTACGCCGACACCGCCAAACGTAAACGGCGCGGCTGTCTCAGCATGGCGTGTTCTAATCATGCGGACGTCGTCGCTATCACGCCAGATCGCGTTCAAAAGCCCGTCGAACTCAGACGGATATCTGGCCTGCAACCGACGCGCCGTGCGGGTGTCGATTTCGGCATGGCTGGCAATTTGCCCGAACGATACGTCGTTAATGTCAAAAAACTGGGTTGGAACCCCGCCGGATTGCTCGACAACGATTTGCGGCTTGCCGGTGTCGGTGGTGGTTTTCTGCAAATCTTTAAGCGGTGCCAGATAATCAGCGTTGCGGCTGGCCTGATCCTGTACCTTAACCAAAAGATTAGCGAGAGAATTTTTGTTGTTTTCGATTGAATGTGTCATTTTTCTATTTCCCGTAGAAGTTAAAAAACCAGCAACATTTCTGTCGCTGGTGATTGTTGTCTCATAATCTCGCATATAATGCAAGCTTGAATTTTTAAAAATTTCTATCGGCGTCGGCGTTTCACATATCGCGTTCGCTTTTGAGTGTGCTTTTCCCAGTCTTTACCGTAAAGCAATCGGCCAATAATACTGAATATAAACATTAAGCTTTTTTCCCTTCTTTATCTTCACGACGGCGCATTTCCCAAACCATATGCTCGACATTAGACAACGCCCCACATATTTCGGGCAGATCGTTCTGGTAGGCCAGATCATACAAAGCTACCAGATCAATGTGGATTTTTTGTTTGACATCAATCATCCTCCATTTCCTCCGGCTTGTAATAACAATAGAATTGACATTTCGGGCATTGCTCCGGTAGCGGCGCGATATGCCCTTCTGTGTGCTTGCAATTCAAGCATTCCATCAAAGTTTTAGTCATCGTTCAAAACTCCCGTGTTAATTAACGACAGCTTTTACATATAGGATTATCTGGGACATATCAAGTCGAAAACGACATCCCAGTTAAATTTGCCTGTTTGGTGGTGTATGGGCTCGACGGATTGCAGCCCGTCCATTTTTAGATCGACGGCTGCACCGGCCGGATACAAAAACAATTCCGGATCATCCATAGGCTTGTTTTGTTTTTTAATCAGTATCCAAGAAGGGCTGTGCTGATGGCGGGAAAGCCACGCCACTTGCGACGGCTGCAAGGTCACGCTGTTGCTGGTCAAAAACTTTAATTCTACAAAATGAAACGTGCCTTGTTCGTCGCACAAAAGAACATCAGGGATGCCCGCGCCGATAGAGTTTTCAATCCGCGTCAACAATATCTTGCGGTTCGATCTCTGCGTCGCTTCCTTCATCTGCTTGTAAAAGCCTGCTTCGCGCTTTACCGCGATTGCTGGCATTCGTTGTTTCTTCAGGGGTGATGTTGATTGTGACTGGGGCATAACTTTGTTTGATTTCCTCTAAAGCTTTCATCACGTCTTCTTTGCTCATGCTGTCAATCGAGCCATGACGGATTTCCGATTTGTTAACGTAAATGTCGCCCTGCGCCTGCCCCCGTCTATATTCCGCCTGCACGGCTGCGCTATATGCGCCGTTCTGCAAAGCCACATCGCGAATAGTTTGCAAATCTCTTAAATGCCTTTGATATGTTACCCCATACTTTTCGTCTAACTCGCGCCGGTAAGCTTGTATGGCGGCCACAACATGGGGCGAAATGTGTGGGTTGGTTAACTCATATGCCCGCGAATGGGCTGACGTAACAGCATATCCCGCATTGATAGCGGCCTCTCGCAAAGTTATCTGCCCGTCCTTGCTCACAAGCTCTTTAACAAAAAGCTCTTGCTTACGGGTCAACGGCTGCTCAGTGCTGGCCGGTGGCCGTCCTCTAGTCTCACGGGGCTTTCCTGTTACTTTGCTTGCTGCTCTGCTAGCCATTATCAATCCTCAGTTAAAAAGGTCACGTTCGTTAAACACCGTATCCTTTATATACGCCAGAAATATATTTTTCAAAAAAAATATTGCCACACCCCCATTAGGCGATTTCTTGTTTTAGTGTACCGTCTTGTAAATATAGACGGTACAAGTTTATGCTACAAAAATATCCTTATATATAAATAGCTTATATTACTTTGTACCGGTGTACCGTCTGTACCGCCTATATTTTACAAAAAAATATTTTTTCTAATTTCTGGCCTATATACAGTATACCGTTACAAAAAAGAGGCCACCCGAAGGCAGCCTCTAGTTAAACTATTGTTTTTGTTCATTCTCGACCCACCAGTCGTAAGATTTACGAAATTGCTCAAACTGTTCTGTAACAAATTCGTGGTTCGTGAGCCGTGAATCCTTGGACACTTTCATTGAATTTTTACTCATTTGGAAGAATCCAATGGGTATAATTCGGTCTGCCGTTTCCGACATCCAAGAAAGTCCGCCCATTTCGTTGACGTTTGTTGTTTCGTCTGGTGCGTACCATATTGAGACAAATTGTGGGTATGAGCTACTGGCATCCCTTGCGGCTTTACGAGCCGCGGTCACCGGATCGGCGGCCTTTGCCCACGAGCCGTAGTATCCGGCTGTTGAAGCAATATAAGTAAAGCCATTGGGAAGCACCCATTCTTTTGTATCAGTCATCCTGATCTCCCGTAGTAGTTAACGATTTCAAACAGCGTTTGGCCGACGGCCAAAAAACAGTCATCCCTGACTGTTCTTATACAGTACTACATCATCCCATATTTGTCAAGCATAAAATTTTATAAAGTTTTAGCTGTCTCGCCAAGTATCCCAAATAAGAAAGGCCAGCAGGGCGAGCCCGCTGACCAGATAGCCGATTATGAATATTGTTTCGCTCATTTCCTATTCAAATCTGTCAGGTAAGCATCAGTTTTACAAACGACACACCCTTTAAAAAACCCCTCTTCATCTTTTAAAGGTTCTAATTCTTCGTCAGACAAATATTCAGTCAAGCACTTGTTACATCTACAACTTTCAGTCACATTCAACCTCCCAAATCCCCTCCATCGTCCAGTCTTGGCCGCCTTTACTTTCCCAGCCGTCGATGTCGGCGTCACCGGCTAATTGCCATGCTTCAGCTTCGTTACGGGCTTCGACGATTAGTTCGTAGCCCACGTCCATCGTGGCGGTTAACTTTAACCTT